TTTTTTACTATGGTTGGAATGTTAAATAGAGATTTATCAACAACAGCCTTAAGACAAGATAGAATAGCTGAGATAGAATTAACACTTAGCAAAATAAGAGATAGTTTAGGAACAAAAATATTTGGACTTAATAAACTTGAGAAAGAACATATTAAGAATTTAGAAACTGAATTAGGTCATTTAAGGAATATGCCAGAATTATTGGCTATGGTTAAAGACCAAGAAACACTTGCTATAAAATCAAAAGAACAAATTATAAAGCTAAGGGAAAAAGAAAATAAACTTTTAGAGGAAAAAAACAAACTTGAAAAATTAGCCCAAAGTGATGGAACAAGATTTGGTATTGATGCAAGCATGGGTGATATTGACCCTACTTTTAGTTCTGCTGAAAGATTAATTGGTTTACAAGAAATGGCAACATTAGAGCTTGATGTACAAAAACAAGCTTTTGAAAATAAATTTAATCTCATACAAGAACAAGATGAATTATTAGCTGAGTTAGATAGAATTAGAGCAGATGAAAAAATACAGCTTGCTCATGAAACTGCTAAAAAAGAATTGGAAATAAGTAAAAAACTTTTTGATGATAATTTTAATTTAATAAAATCTGGTAAAGCAGGTGAAATAAATTTAGATAAAATGACTAATAAAGACAAAATGGATTTAGCTAAAAAGGTTGGTTCAGAAGCACTAGACCAATTAGCTCAACACAATAAAAAAGCATTTATGCTAAACAAAGCCTATAAAATTGCTGAAGCAATATCTAATACTGCAATGGGTATAACTGAAGCTTTAAAACTCGGACCTATATTCGGACCTCCACTTGCTTTAGCAATAGGTGCTTTAGGTGCTGTTCAAATTGCTACAATAGCAAGCACTCAATTTCAAGGCAGAAGACTTGGTGGTAGAATGAACCAAGACCAACCTTATATGGTAGGTGAAGCAGGACCAGAATTAATTGTTCCAGATAGGGCTTCTAATGTAGTTCCAAATGGTCAATTAGGTAGGTCACAGCCAGTAACAGTTAATTTTAATATAAGCACAGTTGATGCTAGAGGGTTTAACGAGTTACTAGTTAATTCTAGGGGTACTATAGTGAATATGATTAATAGTGCAGTTAATGAAAAAGGTAAGATGGCTATAATATGAGTGGAACTTTACCAAATACAAGATTTAATGCGATTAACCTTAAAAGCAATCAAAAGACTTTGGTTAGTGAGACTGATAGTGGCAAAACCTTTAGAAGACAAGTTCAAGGTCAAAGATTTAGTTTTACAATAGCTTACCCACCTATGACCAGAGCAGAGTTTGCACCTATTATGGCTTTCATAATGAAGCAAAGAGCAAGAAAAGAAGCTTTTACTATAACAATGCCAAGCTTTTTAGATGCACAGGGCAACGAAACTGGAACTTTGCTAGTAAATGGCAGTCATTCAGCTAGTGATACTACAATCGCTTTAGATGGCTTTGCAGGAGATGGAGCAGGTAGGTTAAAAGCAGGGGATTTAATTAAATTTGCTCATGATAAAGTTTATATGATTATTGAAGATGTAACTTCATCAAGCAATTCAGCTACAGTAACTATAGAGCCACCATTAAGGGAAGCTTTAGCGGATGATAGTTCAGTCACTTATGATTCAGTTTCTTTTAATGTACATCTTGTAAGTGATACTCAAGAATTTAATACTAACCAAGTAGATAAAGACGGAAATTTATTATTTAATTATGAATTTGATGTAATTGAGGCTCTATAATGCCTAGAGGTCTAACAAGTGCAGTTAAAACAGAATTAGCAACTGGAGTTATAGAGCCTATATTATTAATAGATGTAGAGTTTTCTAGCCCTTTTTATCTTACTAATGCAAGTTTTGATATAACTTCAAGTGTAAGCGGAACATCAAGAACCTATTTAGCTAATGGGCATTTTAGAGGTATTACTGGTGTTCAAGAAACAAATGCACCTACTAGAAATTCATTATCACTAAGTTTATCTGCTGTTGACCAAACTTATGTAGCTTTAGCCCTTAATGAAAATATAATTAATGATAACATTTATGTTTATAGAGGTTATTTAGATAGTAATTTAAGTTTGATAGCTGACCCTTTTTTATTGTTTTACGGAACAGTAGATGAATTTAAAATATCTGATAATACCTCAACAGCTACTTTGGTTTTAATTTTAAGTTCACATTGGGGTAATTTTAGCAAGACAAGTGGCAGAACAACTACAGATAATTCCCAAAAGAGGTTTTTTAGTTCTGATAAAGGAATGGAATATTCAGCTTTAACTGTTAGAGACATTAAGTGGGGTAGACCATGAGTACTCATTTATATTATGCAGAAAAACATGATATTACTAATATTTTTAATTTATTAGTTGATTACAAAAATACTGACCTTGCAGACCTATATCCAGATGAAGTTAATGCTAAAAAAGGTATGCACTTTATAAATACTATTTTGCAAAAGGGTAAAATTTTATTAGTAAATGATTTGGATAAAGATGAACTTATTGCTTGCTGTATGTTTCATAAATCAGAATATTTTTTTAGTAGAAGTCAAATTATGCAAATACAGATGATTTATGTAAAAAAAGATTATAGAAGTTTTAAATTAGTAAAAACTTTAGTGGATACTGTAAAAAAAGCTTCTGATGATTTGCCTATAGTTTTATCTATTACATCTGGTTTAGGTGTTGACCCAGTTTTTGAAAAGTTAGGTTTCAAACACATGGGCAGTAACTGGAGACTAATCTAATGGGTGGTTGGAATCCTATTGATGATATTACAGATATTATTGACGATATTGTTGATGGTATAGGCGATATAATTGAAGATGTTATAGGTTGGCTTGTGCCAATGCCAGATATCCCAGATTTTGGAGATATGATAGCAGACCAAATTGCTAGAGGTGTTTTGGTAAATAAAATAAGTTCTAACAGTCATATACCTATAATTTATGGAACAAGAAAAGTTGGCGGTAATATTGTTTTTTTAGAAACATCTGGTGCTGATAATCAATATTTATATATGGTTTTAGTTTTAGGTGAGGGCGAAATAGATGGTATTGATTCGCTTTTTGTAAATGACCAACAAGTTACTTTATCTGGTAGTTTAGCTGATAATGTACAAAGAACAGTAGCCAGTTCTGATGTTAATTTTTACGATACAGAAAACTCAAATAGCCTAATAACAGTAGAGCCACATTTTGGAACTGATACACAAGAAGCTTCTTTTTTGATATCTTCTGGATTAGTTGGTGCAGGTGGTGGTTCATGGAGTGATAACCATAAATTAGGTGGGTTAGCTTATTTAGCTTTAAGGTTTGAATGGAATGCAGATAAATTTGGCTCATTGCCTAATGTTCAAGCAGTTGTTAGAGGTAGAAAAGTATATGACCCAAGATTAGACACTACAGTTGGTGGTAGTGGCAGTCATAGACAAAACGATAGCACAACTTGGGCTTACTCAGACAATCCTATTATCCAATTATTAGATTATTTAAGAAATAACAGATTTGGTATGGGTATAGCTGATAGTTATTTTGATAGTAACTTTTCTGATTGGCAAACTGCAAGTGATGTATGTGATACACAAATAACCCCTTTTAGTGGTGCTAGTCAGATAGATTTAATGAATAGCCATACTGTTATAGATAGCTCAAGGAAAGCCATAGATAATGTTAAAGATTTTGTTAGGGGTTCTAGGTCTTATCTTAATTTTTCAGCGGGTAAATATAATATATTAGTAGAAACTACTGGTACAGCATCAATTACACTTGATGAAGATAATATTTTAGGTGGTATATCTGTTATAAGTAAAAATAAAAACACAAGATATAATAGAGTTATAGTTAATTTTATAAATCCAGATAAAAACTATCAATCTGATACAGCACAATTCCCACCAGTAGATGAAACTGGTTTAGCTACAGCAGATAAATTCGCAACAATGCAAGCTGAAGATGGTGGTTTATTATTAGAGGGTAGGTTTGATTTTTCTATGCTTACAAGCCCTTATCAAGCTCAAGAAATGGCTGAAATAATATTAAGACGTTCAAGGTCAAGCTTAAACATATCATTAAAAGCTGATGCAAGTGCCTTAGAGCTATCAATAGGCGATATAGTGAATATAACTCATGCAACACCTAGCTTTTCTGCAAAGCCTTTTAGAGTGCAGGGAATGACAATTAATGCTAACCATACGATAAGCCTACAATGCTCAGAACATCAAGATAGTTTTTATGCTTTTGGTTTGCAGGTAGCTGTTCCAGAAATACCAGATACAAACTTACCTAATCCTTTTTTAGTAGGTTCGCCAAGTATAACAGTAGCTGACGAACTGAGGGTTTTAAACGAAGAAGCTATAAGTGTTTTGACAGTTGATGCTAGTTCTTCAGATTTATTTGCCATAGATTTTGAGGTACAAGCTAAGAAAACCACAGATACAAATTATATAAATCTAGGTAAAGCTAGTGGAAGAAGATTTGAGCTAGTTAATGTTGAAGATGATGCTATATATGATGTTAGGGCTAGAACAGTTACCTCAGTTAGTCGGTCAGTCTTTATAGCTACACAGCACCAGATAGTAGGTAAAACAGCACCACCAGAAACAGTTAGTGGGTTTTCTATAAATATAGTTAATACAGAAGCTCATTTAAGTTGGACTCCAGTAGGGGATTTAGATTTATCACATTATAGGATAAGGCATTCTAGGGATACCTCAGCAAGTGCAACATATGCTAATTCAGTAGATTTAATTAATAAAGTATCAAGACCTGCAAATACTGCTGTTGTTCCTGCTATGACTGGCACTTATTTTATTAAGGCTGTGGATAAATTAGGCAATGAATCTCTTGATGCAACTTCATCTGTGGCAATTATTCAAAATATTAAAGATTTAAATTTAGTTTCTACATCTACACAGCACCCAACATTTTCTGGAACAAAAACATCTACAGTAGTAGTAGGGAATGAACTAAGATTAGGAACAAGCATTTTATTTGATAGTGGTGCAGGAAATTTTGATACAACTGGTGGTTTATTTGATGGTGGTGGTGGTACTGTAGCATCAAGCGGAACTTATGATTTTGATACATATATTGACGTGGGTGCAGTTTATACAAGCAGAGTAACAGCTAATATAACATCTACTAGATTAGACTATGGGGTTCAATTTGATGATGCTACTGGCTTATTTGATGCTAGAGAGGGTCTGTTTGATGGAGATGTAAATGAATTTGGCGATACAAATGTAGAGTTACAAATAGCAACTACAGAAGATGACCCTGCGGGAAGCCCAACATATACAGATTTTAGAAAGTTTTTTGTAGGGGATTATAAGGCAAGAGCATTTAAATTTAGAGCTTTGTTAACGACTACAGATAGTGAAGCTACACCTAGTGTAAGTGCCTTATCTGTTACTGTTGATATGCCAGATAGAGTTATAGCTGATAATGATATTGCAAGCGGAACAAGTTCAAAAGCAATCACATTTAGCCCAACATTTAAAGTTCTTCAAGGTGTAGGTATTTCAGCACAGAACTTAACAAGTGGCGATTATTATGCTATAACATCAAAAAGTACTGGTGGTTTTACGATTACATTCTATAATAGTAGTGATACCATAGTTGACAGAACTTTTGATTATGTGGCTAAAGGATATGGCGAATTAGTAACATAAAGAGGTAAAAATGGCACAACATGATTTCGTAATTGATAACCAAACCTTTCCTAGTTTTAGGTCAGATTTAAATAATGCTTGGCAAGCTATAGTTTCTCAAAGTAGTGGAGGAACAGAGCCTAGTACAACTTATGCCTATCAATTATGGTATGATAGTGGAAATAATATTTTAAAAATTAGAAATGCTGATAATGATGCTTGGATAAGCCTATTTACATTTAACCAAACAACAGACACAGCAGAGGTTTCAGCAGGTGGTGGAGCAGGTTTCTTTCAAGGAGAAAATGGTAATCAAGGCGATACCACAAATGGGAAAGGCGATATTTTTAGGACACATGAACAAGAGCTAAACACAGACACAACTATAGCATCTGGGGATAATTCTGGTTGTTTTCATAGTCTTTCAATAGCTTCTGGGGTAACATTAACAGTAAGTGGGAATTTGGTGATAACATGAGTTCAACAATAAAAGTAAACAATATTCAGAATTTAGCAGGAGATGATAGTGGTATAGACCTATCAACAAATGACCAAATAATTTTAAAAACTGCTAACACTACAGCGATAACAGTAGATAGTTCACAGAATACAACTTTTGCAGGGAATATAACTAGTACTGGTATAGACGATAATGCTACAAGCACAGCAATAACACTGGACAGCAATGGTAATGTTATTTTATCTTCAAATGAACCAACTTTATTTTTAAAAGATTCTAACAATGCCAACACAACAAGGTACATTAAAAACAATGCTGAAATATTTACTATTGGTAGGATAAATGATGACTTGTCTGCAAGTAGTGTTGAGCATTTAAGGGTAGATGATAGTGGCAACTTGTTGGTGGGTACTACGTCTACTGGTAATGCAGGTGGTATAAGTATGTTGCCTAATCATTCTGCTGGTGCAGGAACTATTATATTTGATAGGTCATCAACAAGCAATATATCAACAGTCTTGACATTTGAAAATGGCAATTCTACAGTAGGAAGTATAAGTTACGGAAGTGGTGGAACAAACTTTAACACCTCATCAGACCACAGACTAAAAGAAAATGTAACAACAGATTGGGATGCAACAACTAGACTAAAGCAACTTAATCCAGTTCGTTTTAACTTCATAGTAGATGCAGATACAACAGTAGATGGCTTCTTAGCACATGAAGTTCAGTCAGTTGTACCAGAAGCAATTAGTGGCACACACAATGAAGTAGAAGTATGGCAAGATGGCGAAGAGTTACCAGATGGTGTTTCTGTAGGTGATAACAAGCTAGATGAAGATGGAAACACTATACCAGTTTATCAAGGCATAGACCAAAGCAAGCTTGTACCTTTACTCGTAAAGACAATACAAGAATTAGAGGCTAGAATAGTAGCATTAGAAACAGCTAACACAGCATTAGAAGCTAGAATAGTAGCATTGGAGAGTGTATAATGTCAGAAATAAAAGTAAATAGTGTTGTAAACTCTACTGGGGATAATGATAGTGGATTAGATTTATCTACTAACGACCAAGTTATAATAAAGACAGCTAATACAACTGCTGTAACAGTTGATGCTAGTCAGAATGTGGGTATTGGTAATAGTAGTCCTGCTACAGCATTGGACGTAACAGGCACAGTGACAGCAGGTGGGCTGACTGTTGATGGTACTGCAAGCACATCAATCACTTCTACTAACGGCAACATACTTAATCTGTATCGTTCAGGCACTGGTTCTGATAGTGTAGCCCTCAACTTTTATGATGGTTCTAACGACAGGTCACAAATTAAGAGTGCTGATGGTGGTCTTTCATTTCACATAAATGGTACAACTCGTGCAGTTGATATAGACAGCAGTGGCAACTTGTTGGTGGGTCAAACCTCTTTTGCGTATGGTAGTGTTGGTTGCTCAATGACTTCAAGTGGTCAATTAGGTGGTACTGCTGATGGTGATTCCTCTCTTATCTTGAATAGAAAAACAAGTAATGGAACTATAGCACAGTTTCGTAAAGATAATACTGTTGTAGGAACTATTGGTACTTCTAGTGGCTTTTTATATGCAGGACATGATGATGTTGGATTGATATTTAGAAGCAATGAAAGCATAAGACCCTATAATCCATCAACATTATCTGAAAGAGACAACCAAATTGATTTAGGAGTTGGTGCTGTCCGCTTTGATGACATCTTTGCAACCAATGGCACAATCCAAACATCAGATAGAAATGAAAAGCAAGACATAGAAGAACTAAGTGATGCAGAACAAAGAGTTGCTGTTGTTGCTAAAGGTCTTATGAGAAAGTTTAGATGGATAGATTCAGTTGCAGAAAAAGGTGACAATGCAAGAACTCACTTTGGTATCATAGCACAAGACCTACAAGATGCTTTTACAGCAGAGGGCTTAGATGCAGGTGACTATGCAATGTTTACATCTGATACTTGGTGGGAAAAAGAAATATCTGTAGATGCTGTAGAAGCTGATGAAGAAAATGGCATAGAAGCTAAAGATGCTTACACATATATGGATATTAAAGAAGAAGCAACTGAGGGTTACACAGAAAAAACTAGATTAGGTGTAAGGTATAATCAACTACTAGCCTTTATTATATCGGCTTTATAGGAGTAAATAATGAGTACATTAACAGTAGGAACAATATCAGAAAAAGTTACAGATGCAGGGGTCACTGTTGATGGTGTAACTCTTAAAGATGGTGGTGCTACATTTACAAGTGATGTAACAGCCACAGACAATACTGTTGATTTAGGTGCTAGTTCTACAAGGTTTAAAGACCTCTACCTATCAGGTGGTGCATACTTAGGTGGCACTGGTTCAGCTAATTATCTTGATGACTATGAGCAAGGTAGCTTCACAGCATACTTAAGAGATGCAACAAGTGGGGGTAATTTTGTAGCATTAGAATCTGCAAGATATGTAAAAATTGGTAAGGTGGTTCATGTTTGGGTGAAATCTACTAATATAGATACTACAGGCTTAACAAGTGGAAATTCGTTTTTTGTTACTGGTTTACCATTTACTTCTACAAATGATGGCACAGAAGCCGTTGGTTCTGTTTGGTGGCAAAGTTTTAATATATCAGCAACTGGTGTTGTTGCTCCAAGAATACAAGGAAGTGTAACTTTCATAAGATTTGATGAATTAGTAGATAATACTACTGATTCTAGCAAACTGGTTAGTGCATTAGCAGATGACCAAGCAGATTTGAGAGTAACAATTTCTTATACAGTAACTTAACAAATTAACCCTATTGGACATAGGGTAGTCAGTCCATTAACCAAAAGGAGATAAAAATGGCATTAACAGAAGAGACAATACAAGACAAAATAGAAATCGTAGGTGACTTCAAGCACGTTCAAGTAAGAACTGCCACAGTCATCAAGAGAGATGGCACAGAGATAAGCAGAAGCTTCTCAAGGCACGTTGTTGCACCCGATATAAGTGCAGATGACTTAGCCAATGAGAGTGCAGAAGTACAAGCAATATGCAATGCAGTCCATACAGATGCAATCAAAACAGCCTATGCAGAACATTTGGCTAACCAAGAGGTATAATTAATGGCATACATAGGAGTATCTCCTTCCAACGGAGTTAGAC